GAGTCAATAATTAAGTTCTCTGTCTCTGTCGCTGCACCACCATAAATTAATTTAAAGTTAGCTCCAGCAACTGGACTTGGAAGTGTAATTGTACGGTTAGCTGTTACTGCTGGAACGACCAAAATTCTTCCGCTGTGTGTTGCATTGTCGAGTGTTTTATCCTCGTCACCTAACGCAACAGGGGCACCCCCGTAAGTGGTTACTTCTGTTATAGTTCCTGTAGCAGTATTTTTACTTACAGCTTTAATGGTAGATTCAGATCTAATAGGACCTGAAAAAGTTGTATTAGCCATGTTTATCTCCTTGTCGTGGCAAATGTCAGTTACCCCATGTAACTGTCAAGGTTTAGTTTATTATACACAAAAAAAGAAGGGCGGCAAGTGCCGCCCTTAAAACTGGTGCATTAATTTGCTTGGAGGCTACGCTGCACCAGGTGTTCCGAATAAACATCTCCAGTCTGAAAAACCGAAGCTGTATCTTTCTCTTGCCTTAAAACGCATATTTCCAGTGTCAAAGTCACCTTCCATAGCTGTCTTAATAGCTGCTCTGTTAAAGTATTTTAAACCGTTTGGAGCGTCTGTCTTGATAAAGAATGCATCTGTATCAGTTAAGAAATGGTTTACAACGGCACCTTCTGGTAACATTCCCATGTTCTTAATTGCGTTTGCATCGTTATCTGCAGTTCCCGGTCTTAAATTACTGTTTAACACTCTTTCAGCAATAAATTGTAATTCTTTTGGAATTATCAACTTAGTACCTCTTACAGCAATTTTTAAGCCTCTCTCATCCTGTAAACCAGCAATGTCAATCAAAGCTTGCTCTAGCGAAGTCTCGTTTAAGTCTGCCGCTGTTGCTAATATGTTACTTTGAGTACCACTGATTGTTGGGTGAGCGTTACTTAATAAAGCAACTCCATCGCCACCTGCGGAAGCTCCAGCAGTGAAAGCGTTGTTTAACACAGATGCAGCTTTAATTTGCTTTGTCTGTGCCATGGATCTTGCTAATGCTTTTGTATAACGACCTGCAAGTCTGTCATAAAGATTATCCTCAATAGCTTCTTCTGTAATTGAGAAAGCTAAGGCGATAGTCTCATGTGTGTATCTTGCAGTGAAGGTTTCTTGTGCGTCATCGAAGCTAATCGCTCCACCCTCTGCTTTAGACGGTGCAGTTGAAAAGCCTGCTAACATCACTTCTTCTTCAAACGCTCTATCTGATGATTCCTCATCAAATATCTCTGCGTGTTCGTTTTCATAACGATCGTACTCTAGACCAAACAGGGCGTTAAGTCCAGGTTCTAGCTCTTTTGCTAGTTGTGCTCTTGAAATAGCCATTTTCTAACCCCTTCCTATATGCCTGTTGTAGCGTAAGTACCTACTGCAATAGTAGTACCGCTATTAAAGTGACCATTTAACCTTACGATGTATTGATGACCAACTGCAGAATAATCTGAGTTAGCCGCATCTTCATAAAGTCCTACAATCCTAACATCAAGTGTATTAGTTGTAGCGGCTGTACTGATATCTAACATATCGCTAGATTTACCAGTAGCTGTGCTACCGTTATTTACACTTGCCATGTCACAGTTAATAAAAACATCCGCCAAAGCTGTCGCTCTGTTAGTGTTTGTACCATCTGCAACTACAGAATATAACTGCATAGGATCGTCGTAAACGAATGCTTTCACAGGAAAATCTGTGTCCACACTTACTGCGTTAGATCCGGGCCAATAGTTTTTAAAAGTAGTTTTTCCAGTAACAGAATCTACAAACTCTACACCTGCTAATACACCTAACGGGGCGATTGCTTGATCAGAAATAATAATAGTTCCTGATGAAGCAGGACACACGATCCCGCCATTGTATATAGCTGTTGTATAGTTATTTGCGATCTCATACTGAGTTGTAGCATTGTTATTAACGTTGCCACCTACCTTTCCTATCGGACGAAGACCATAACCAGCTGATAGATTATTTGCCATTTATTTTACTCCAATAATGGGGCCATCCTATTGTTTTTTAGGACCGCCAAAGGTTACACGAGATTGACGATCTGGTCGATTGATCGTCATAGTTGAATGTGCGTTTTCTCTCATCATATCTGAATCTACTGCTTGCATCTGATCTGCTTTCCTTTGATTAAAGTAAGCTGTTCTTTCTGCAATAGTTTCAACAGGCATACGAGCTAAAACTAACCCACCTACTCCGAAAACACCTTCATATTTACCCGAATCTACTACTGGGGCTTCAAAATCTGGGTATTCATCTGCTCTTACGAGCTCCCAACCTTCTCTAAGTTTTGCTGAAACATTCTTGGTATCATTGAAACCACGAGTTTCCGCTCTTACCCATCGATGTTTAAAGCCATCTGGTGCGGGTGGTGCATCCAGCATGGATGGTGGAGCCCACGGCTTACGCGCTGCCGCCTTCTCCCTTGTCTGTGTTGCGCGAGGAGTTCTTTTAATAGAACCTTCAAACATTTCGTCTTGTTGTGCCATTTATTTTACTCCTTAACGTATTTTGCGTATTGTTCTAGACTTACTCCAAGTTTTTTCGCCATAGCGACTTGTCTTTGAGTTAATCTAACCTTGTTCCCACTACTGCGCCCAGTTCCGGAGGATCTATTAACAGAAGCAACCGTTTGGGCGGGTCGTTTGCTCTGGGATCCTTCCTTAAACTTATGAGGAAATTCTTCCTTCATACGTCTATCTAATGTATCATAGTACTCATCGCTCTTCGGGTCAATACCTTCTGACTCAACAAGTTCTTTATGTATACCAAATGCTGCATATGTCATGGCGCTATCTTCGCCAAACCAATCATTCCTTTGTGCCCATCTTTCCGCTTTTGGGTCAGGTCTTGCAGGAGCCTGAGGTACTGTTTGCTGGGCCATAGGCTGCGCTGGAGGCTGTTTTTGTCTTCTCTCGTTAGCTGACTTAGCCTGAGCCGCTCTATCGGCTTCTACGGCCAACTGTGTCATTTTTCTTTGAGCAGCTACCGCGGCTTCTGTATCACCAATTTCCATAGCATTTCTCAAAGCAGCTTCTGTCTGAGCCATCTCTGATTCTACGCGACCACTATATTGATCAACGTAGCTATTATCCATTTGGTTAAGTCTTTGAGCTAATTCTGCGTTTTCTTTAGCCTTTATTTGCGCGAATCGAGTAGCTTCTTCAGCATTCTTTTCAGCTTCGCGCATCTTTTTTGTAAGTCTATTAATTCTCTTCTGAGTTTGGTTCTCACTTTTCTTAAACTCATCTTCAGTATCTTCAGAAGTTGTGTCAACAGCTTCTTGAACAGTTTGCTCATTTGGAGAATCATTTTCAACAGTAACTTCAACATCAGGACCTTCTTCTTCCCCTAAGTCTAAATCTAATTCAGCTTGTGCTTCTTTTCCACTCATATCTACCTCTTAATAATGTAAAATGTCTTCAGGGTCCATAATTTTCGCTAAAATCTCGTCATCATTTAAAATTCTGACCTCTCCGCCGTCTATTTTAAAACGAGATCCTGCATATCGGGCAAACATCACCCAATCCTTCTCCGCGCACCACGGTCCTGCTGGAAACTTTTCTGTGTCCTTATACGCCAAAGGACCTGTTTTTAATACATAACCGACTTGTGTGGAAACTTGACCTTCTTCTACAATCTTATCCGGTAACAAAATACCACCTTCTGTCTTACCCTTACCTCTATAAGGTAAAATAAGTATTCTCCAACCGGTTGGTTGAGGCATTCTGTCTATTAAGCTCTGTTCAATTAAACTAGGGTCTAAAACTCTGTCTTTTGGGTCTACATAAGCCCCATTTAATTCTGTTGCTGATGCTTCCATTTAAACTTCCTCTTGTTCTTGCTTCTCTAAAAGATTTTTTATTTCACTCTCTAAAAAATCTAAAGACTTTAACTCTCCCATAAGACCCTTGTAATGCATCATGTCTTTTACATTATCAAACTCTAGTGTCTCACGAATAAGTTCTCTTCTTTCTTTTATAAGCCTAAATACAGCTTGTGCAAGATAAATCTCATTCATTTCTATAAAAACCTAATATTTTCTTATTCTATCGTATATTCTTCTATATAATCAGGCGTAGTTTGACATACTGGGCATTTATATTCAACAAATTTTATTATTCCTGCAAAAGGCACAGGTTCTTCAATGACTTCTTTTTTAAAAGCCATTTTATGAATATAGCAAATATTATCGTCCTTGGGCACGTCTCAAACCGGTTACATGTTTTCTGTAAAAATAACTAGAGATCTTATTAAAAAATTTAAATAATTCTAAATTTATGCGGATCATTATTTCGTTAATCCCTTATACTTTTCAAATGATCTCAAACCGCCAAGTCCGAGCATTCCCATCAACACCGTCATCAAGCTACCCATATCAAAAGTCGGTAGTTCTGGAATAGCCACTCCGATATATGCACACAAGAATATAGTTATAGGAGCTAATACAAAATGCCAACACAGTGCTACACCACAAGTCCAACCTATAAATGGTCGCCAACCTGCAACAAAAATAGACTTATGTTGTGCCTCAGCTTTATTGATTTCTAGCTGACCCTTGGCTAACTCCTGAGCGTGTTTTTCTGCCATGGTCGCAATTTCATGCGCTAGTTTGTTCTTAGCATCTTTGTCTTCAATAAATTTACCAACTAAGTTGGTTACTGGACCAATTAATGCTGTTAACATTATTTGTCTCCTTTATGTTCGTGACCCATCCATATACCAAATACACCTGTCATTACACCCATAACCACAGATACAAATGCTGACTGTGCTGCTGTGGGTGCATCTAAATCCATGA